CAGCTCTGGAACAAACAAACCTTGTGCTCCTGCTTCATAAATCTGAAATAACAATCCTAAAGCAAGTCCCGCCAAATAGGGATGTCTAACTCCTTTGTCATCCACAATGTTTAATTTTGGAAATTTATCTTCGATTGAACTTTCTACATTTCCTCCATATTTCAGATTCCAATTTTCAGAATTTATTGCAGTAAATTTTAAACAATTTAAATACTCTGAGCTGCAACAATTATCTATTATCTTAACTGCCATTTTATAATATTATTGTAGATTTTTATAGGTATTTGTCTTTTTAAAATTTTCGGGATCAGAGGTATAGTACGCATACTCTTCTTCAGCATTCAGTGGTTGCCCAGAATCAATCACAGACTGTCTAAATTCTTCAAGGTCATTCCATTCTCTACTGGCCTGTTTAACTGCCTTTTCTACTTTTTTAGGAGCTTTTAAAATCTCTCCCATTGCTTTAGATATTTTCTTTTTACTTTTTTTCGCCTGTGCCATGTATATCCTTTACTTTGTTAAAAATTTGTAAGCTGCGGTTTGTTTGAATTCGGCTGAATTCGTTGTGTAAGCTTCGTAAAGAGCTTTAATATTAACAGGAATAAACGCACTGTCAAAAATCATTCCAGTTGAAGTTACTGCTTCTGTAAATTCTTCAATACTATTCCAAGTTGCACCACTCGACTCTTCTTTGAATCCTGCTTCTGCGTCAGTACTGAATCTTGGTAATTCTGGTTCAATTGCTTCTAATTCTTCAATAAGGTCTTCTTTACTGTGCCTTCGGTCTAACTCTACTCCAAGAGCTCTACCTTCTTTTTCTAATTCTTTTTTTGACTTAAAACTTCTGTATTTTGCCACTTCACTACTCCTTGTTAAAATTTGTATTGATCTATACATTTATTTATAATCCCCCAATCTTGTGTGATTGGGGGCACCACAGTGGCTATTGACCGATAGGAATCAGTCTAGGCTTTTTCTCATCTGGAATTACTCGTTCCAGATTCACTATAAGCATACCGTCTTGAAGGTCGGCACTCTGAACAATAATATCATCACTCAGTTGGAACGCCCGAGAAAAAGTTCTCTTGGCAATTCCACGATGTACAAAATTGATTTCATTGTTTTCATCATTATCAGCCCCATCATCTTTCGCGGTAGTAGAACGGATGGTAAGAGTACCCTCAGTTACTTCTACTTCAATATCACTTTTTGAAAAACCAGCAAGAGCTAGTTCAACAACATACTGTAAATCATTAATTTTGCGAATGTTATATGGTGGATAACCAGATTGGGCGGTATCCATAGTATTAAGACGATTAAAAAGTCCATCGAATCCAACGCTGAATCCGAGCATCTTTTGTAAGTCTTGTTGAGTGGGGAATGTGTGTGGTGCTAATGTTAACATAGGGCCTCCTGTAAAGCGAGGTTAATAATGTACTTCAATCCTCAGCACGTGGACTTGAAGTAGGTTAGAGATCACCACTATTGGTCAATCTCAATCACGCCATCCTTCTCCTTTGAAGAGATGATGACAGCGATGTTTTAGAACAGTCCAAACTAGACTGCTTAAAGAATCTGAAGTATAATTTCCCGATTCCTTTACTATCAACTTATATTTAGTCTTCATAATCTTTTCATCAATTTGCCAATTACTGTAATAGTATTTAGTCATAATGTAAAAAAGTTAAAAGGGTGAGTTTAATCACCCTCTGTCAGATAGTATATATGATTACTTCTTGGAATAAATTCCCCAAAGTACCCATACTGCGACTAGACCAACTAGGCCTTCGCTTCCGAGTGATTTGACTACATCGGTAACTGATCCAATGACATCAATGCCAATGAAAGGAACAGCTGCTCCGAAAAGAATTTGAAGAACCACGCCTAATGCGACTAACGCAAGACCAGTTTCAGTAAGACTGCGAATCCAGCCTGTTGCTTTTTCTAACATAGGATTACTCCCTTTTTTTTGAATTATAGTTTTGGCCATATAACTAATTGTTATTTGCCTGTTGAACCAAATCCACCTTCACGCTCGGTCTTCTGAACTGGTGGTTTTTTGATTTCGGTTAAACCATGATATATCTTTTTCACCAATTCAGCCTGACATACTCTATCTCCACTATTTATGGTCTTTGGAGCCTGAGACATGCTAGTCATCATAACGAAAACAGGATTTACATAGTCAGAATCTATTATACCTTCACTATTTGTTAGGTATAACCCATCGTTCCAAGCCAAACCTGACCTAGAATGAAGTCTAACTGAGTAACCTTCTGGAATATCAAAAATTAATCCAGTAGGAATTAATACTCGTTCCATGTTATTTATTTGAAGAACTCCGTTCTTAAATGGTTTTTCGATTACTCTATTTAGAGTATCTTGGCGGATTTGATATTTTGCTATTCCGTCAAAACACGCGTGAATATCGAAACATGCTGAACCCTCTGTTGCATAGAGTGGGTCTTTAGCATTCGGATGTAATTTGTAAAATTTTAATGTTGTTTCATTCTTGGTTGTTTTGGTCGCCATCTTCAGTCCTTTTACTTCCAATATTATATTTTGCTGTAAGATCCCATTGGTCTTTTTCTTTAAAAGATAGGATCTTTAGTTGATTCAACGGAACAACTAATTCACTTGAAGAGTCTGGATTCACTAGTGCAATTAAGCCCCATTCCGATAAAAGATTTGCTATTGTATTACGTCTTGCTTGGTCATTTTCTGAGAAGTTGGTTGGTTTACCATCAAGTGCAAATAATTCTTTAAAGTGTACGATATAGTATCTACCTTGTTTATGTAGTATGTGACAAGATTGATATAGTATTTTGTCTTTTCGGGAAGCTACCCCGATTCTAGTAAGTGTTTCACGCACCTTGAGAAAATCATCTGGATTTTCCAGAGTGCACTCCACCATGTTCTCTGTTCCTGTTGTCATTTTCCACTCCACCTTGATTCAGTTTATCTATGATATAAGCCAACTGATCCTCAGAGAGAATTCTTAGAGCATCTTTGGCTTTCTCATAACTAAATCCATAATACTCTTTAACCAGTTCAACATTCTGTAGTTTCTCTGGTTTCAGCCACTTACTATACCTTCGTTTCTTTCTAATATTATTTATAAGATAGTCAAACTGAAGTCGGCTGTCAAGGTGGTGGTTGCGATTCATCTCATTTAATTGAAATATAGTGTCCATAAAGAAAGATAGCCCGCGATTCACGATAAAAGGCGAATATTTCCTCTCATCTTGTGGAGTAAGCATCACATCTTCTTTGGTTTCGTTAATCGCTTTTAGGTAATCAAATGGACTCATAGTAGTATTATACCATATTAAAGTGTTTTTGTCAAGTCTTTGGTTATAGGGGTTTCCATATGCGTGAGGACGCGAGAGACAACTTTGTGGAAATTTGTCCCTGTAGGAAATTTATCTAGGGTTGATCGAGCAACCTCTGAGCCAACTTCTTCACAATACTCAAAAACGTCTTTAATGAAATCCTCTCCTGTAGCTTTAGCATCAGCTGTTACAGAAATCTTTGTCATTGGTAGTTTTCTTACTATTACTTGAATATCTTTATACTGATCTTCAATAATTTTAATTTTTCTCTTTTTTTCTGCATCATTATCAAAGTCAGTACTCTGTTCTTCAAGATCAAAGGACACTAAAACTAGAAGATATTTTGGAAGGTCTTTCTTTAATTTTCCATATTCGTAAATCTTTGTGGCAATTTTAGCAGGGCCCCACATACCAACTGGTAATTTAAGAATATTTTCATCAGTAAAAATAATAGGATCTTTTTCTCTCTCACTATATTCATATATGATGTCTCTAAGAATCATCTTGTATTGTTTAAGATTATTATTTGGGATTTTATTACCTTCATCATCTGTGGTAATTTTAAGAGCCCTATCACTAAAATCATAACATCCTTCTTGTTGCTTCCATTTACCCATTTGTTCATTTTTGAAAAACGTATTTACCGTAGTAAAAAATGGTTTTGCGGCTCTTGGTGATAACTTTACATTTTTAACAAGTTTATCAATTCTAGGATGATTAAAATTTACCTCTCCGTTTTTATCAACTAATGTATAATCTAGGATAACATTTTTCAAACTACGAATAAAATCATCATCTGAAAATTCATCACTTTTGTCTTCTGGTCGAGGGTTAAGTTGATTTCCAATAGCT